ATGAAAGGCTTTCGCGACAGTGTGTTGTTTCCGATCACCCTCTTGATCGGCGGCGTTATCGCGTTTTTTCTCTTTCTTTACGCGACTGGCCACGATCCGGACGAGCGACCTCTGACTTTGGTGGAATGGGTTATCGGCGGCACGCTGATCGGACCGGGTTTCGGGTATCTCATGAAATGGAGAAGAGCGAAGGATCGCCGGAGCGCAAATACGGAATGAAACCGTGCCTGCGATCGAACCCAAACCAGTCATTTGTGGGGAATGCAAGAAAGCGGTGGCGACCCCTGCAGGACTCGAACCTGCGACCTACTGCTTAGAAGGCAGTTGCTCTATCCAGTTGAGCTAAGGGGCCGTCATGCCGGGCAATCGATGCTCCGGCAAAAACTTTGGTCGTCGTGTTTCAGTGCGTCCAGGGCTGGGTGCGGTTGAAACGGAAATTGTCGGTGTAGGAAACCACCTTGCGAGTCGCCTCTTTCGGCTGGATCACGCGATATTCGATGCCCTTGCGCTGGGCATAGGCTTCGGCCTGTTCCTGTGTCTCGAATGTCAGCTTGACCTGCTGTTTCATGTCGGAACTGGAGGTGTAGCCCATGATCGGATCGATCTTGCGCGGAACCTCGGCGTCGAATTCCAGAACCCAGACATTGGTCTTCGCCTTGCCGGATTGCATGGCGGTTTTTGCAGGGCGGTAAATCTTCGCAGACATGTCGAAACTGCTCCGGTTGGACAGCGGGGTGAAACCCCGGATTATTCATCACGTACCTGAATAGAATAACCAAATCGTGTCAGGAACGTTGAATTTGAAATGGACCGAGTTCAAGTGAGAGTCAAGACGATTATCCCCTTGCTGTCGGTTCATGCGCTGCCCGCTCGACCTTAGGTTTTGCTCAACGGTGTCGCGGCTGAACAAAGATGAATTTCCCTGTTGCGGACTGCGTATGAACCGTGTATTCCCCAGCCATCGCCTCGGCGGAGTGTAGCGCAGTCTGGTAGCGCATCTGGTTTGGGACCAGAGGGTCGGGAGTTCGAATCTCTCCACTCCGACCATTTCATCTATTTGAAATGATTAGAACCCCTTGCATAGCAAGGCTTTTCCCCCATATTGACGTCACAAATCACGTCACAAAATGGGGTCCGAATGGCGGGCAAACCTCAACATTGGAAAGAGCGAAACGGGCGGTATTCCGCGAGGATCGTCATACCGTCATCTCTACGGCCATATCTCGACAATCGGGCAGAACTCGAAATTCAGCTAGGTGGCGACCGGCGCGAAGCGCTTCGAAAGCACGCCGCCGCCGTCGCCTCGATGCAAAGACAGATCGGCATTGCCCGGTTGAAGCACGAAGCAGCTACCGGCCAACAGCCAAAGCCAGCGACCCGTCCACTCACGGCCCAACAAATTGCTCTCCGCGACTACCAGAGCCAAATCAGCTTCGATTCCGAGATTCGTGCGCATGATCCTCGCTATGCGCAGATTGACCCCGATCCGGCATATGACGCTCATCCTTTCCGCGACGGCTTTGCTGGCAAACTGTCAGACGACGAACTGGAAGAACTCGTCGGTTTGCGTATTGAGCGGACGCGTCTCGCGGGAAACACCGACGCGGTGAAGGGAACGCCAGAGTGGCGCGCATTGGCGCAGGCGCTTTGTATCGCGTCCTACGAGGCTGTTGCACGGCGCTACGAACGCAACGATGGCGACTTTACCGGCGAACCGTCCCATCCCATGCTTGTTGAAGCCGTCAAACAGGATGAAAGCCAGTCCGTAGCCTCGCCATTTGCAAGCATAACCTTTGAGGACGTTATCAAGGAGCAGGAGCGACTAGCGTCTATCGGTCTCAGCCGTCCGAAGTCGGAGGCGACCTTAGAGAAGTATCGGAACGCGAAAGATGATTTTGAGACTTTCCGAAAAGATAAGGCCGTTGCGACGGTAACACTCGCAGAGGGCAGGGCGTGGCGTGATCACATGCTTGTCGATGGCAAGCTGTCCCGGAAGACCGTGCACGACAAAATCACCATTATTCGAACCTTGATGGGTGAGGCAAACAAGCAGGCCGAAAACCAGATATTTCCACAAGGGGAGCCGTGGGCGGCTTTGGAGCTTCCGGTTGTCCAAAAGGGCGACAGTGCCGAACGGACCTATTCACTCAAAGATGCCCGTCATTTCCTCGAATTTGCCCGGAGTGCAACACGAGCAAGCTTTCGCTGGATACCATGGATCATTGCCCATACGGGTGCGCGGGTGAATGAAATCACAGTGCTGGAAAAGCGCGATATCTTCGAAGTCGAAGGCTTTTGGTTCATTCATATCCGCGTTGGTGACGGGCGAAAGACAAAGACGCATAAGGCGCGAAAGGTGCCGGTGCACCCCGGATTGATCAAGGAAGGCTTCATCGAATGGGTGAAAGCACAACCGGACGGCAAGCTCTTTCCCGGCGGCAAGAATGAGGACCAGCGCTTGCGCGAATGGATACATGAAAAGGTCTTCCCGAAGCGCACGGATTTACCGCCGCCGAACCACGGTTTCCGCCATCTGTTCGAAGACGCGCTAACAGGAGGCGTGTCAGAGCGTGCTGCCCTCTACATCATGGGGAGGTCTTCCGGGTCATCCGCTGACGATTACGGCGGCAGTGACGTGAAGCTTGTCGAGATCGCGAAACAAATGAAAACCGTCCGCGATATCATCACCTAAAACGAAGCATCATTTTTTCTGATTTAAAATTGATGTTATATCAGTTTTTCTGAAGTTTTTTAACTTGTCGGGATTCACATCCGAATCCTGCCGTGAGATAATATTCCTAAGTTAAATAGGAATGTTATCCATATGGGTTTTTGGAGCGAAGTCATAAATAGGATTGGAATAGGGGAGCGTAAAGCTTATCTCCTGTCCGATCCTGCCGTTTCCGAAATCTTTGGCGTGCGCACTACTTCCAGCGGCGTTAGCGTCGGTGGTTTGTCGGCGCTCAACACTCCGGCTGTTCTTCAAGCCGTGCGCCTGATTTCTGAATCAATTGGCTCCCTGCCGGTGAAACTTTACCGGGAGCAGGCCGAAGCAAAGGAAATCGTCAGCAAGCACACCGCCCATAAGATCGTCCACAAGCGGGCGAACGAATGGACTGGTGCAGGCGCAATTCGCACGCAGCTTACATCCGACGCCCTGATTTATGGCAACGGTTTCGCCCGTGTCGTGCGATATCCCGATGGACGCCCATTTGAGCTTATCCGGCTTCTGCCCGACGCCGTGTCCGTCATGGAAGACAGCCTTGGCGCAGCCCCGCCATTCTATCGCGTTTCCGAGAACGGCGGCTCCCGCGACTATCCGCACACCGAAATCCTTCATATTCCTTCTTTCCTAAATCGCTCCCCGATCTCGTTTGGCCGCGAAGCCATCGGCCTTGCATCCGTTCTGGAAAAGCATGGTGCAACGTTTTTCACCTCGGGCGCACGTCCGAACGCCATTATCTCGAATGAAAAGGCGCAGGGCGGGGAAGCTGGCGCAACCACCATTTCCAACATGCGCAAGAGCTTCCGTGAATGGATGCGCGGCGCTTCAGCCGATCCGCTCATTCTTGACGGCGGCTGGAAGTATGAAGCCCCGGCTCTCACCTCCACCGATAGCCAGTATGTCGAAAACCGTCTGGAACAGATCAACGAAATCTCCCGCGTCTTCGGCGTTCCACCGCACCTGCTTTTCCAGCTTGAGCGTGCGACGTGGAGCAACGCCGAACAGATGGGCGCAAGCTTCCTTCAGCTTTGCCTCCGGCCATGGCTCGACAAGTGGCAGGAAGGCCTTGCGACCGTTCTTCTGACCGAAACCGAACAGAACGACCATTGGTTCGAATTTGTTGTCGACGACCTGATGCGCGCCGACATGGCATCGCGCACGGCCAACATTACGGCGCTCGTCACCAATCGCGTCATGTCGCCCAACGAAGCCCGCGCCATCCTCAATATGCCGCCGCTTCCCGGTGGCGACGAGTTGATCAATCCCCATACCACCTCCGGCGCAACGCCTGTTGCGGCCCTCGAAAAGGAACCCGCCAAATGACGGAACACCGCGCCTTCTTTGGCGACGGCGAAAAAGCCTTTGCCTTCCCGACCCGAGACCTGATCATCGAGCTTGAAACGAAAACAGGCCATGGTGTCGGTGCGCTTTTCCGCCGTTTCCGCGATACCAGTTACAGCTTCACAGACGTTTCCGAGATCATCCGGCTTGGCTTGATCGGCGGCGGCACTGCCCCCGAAGAAGCCCACCGGCTCGTGTCTGTCTATGTCATCGGCAGGCCGCTGGCCGAAGTTTTTGCCGTTGCAGACGGAGTTATCACCAGCCTGTTCTTCGGCGTTGAAGCCGTGAATGACGCAATCTCGCAGGTGGCAGAATGACAGCCGCCGCCAGCACCATCGAAACAGGCAACCTCGAAGTCAAGGCCGAAGTGTCGATTGACGACACCGGCACCGTGACCGGAATCGCTTGGCCGTTCGGCCAGCCTGACAGCTACGGCGATCTTATTGAGCCATCTGCCTTCAGTTTCGCCCCGCGTGTTCCGATGATCGTGGAGCATGAGCAGAAAAGCGTCGTCGGCGTCTGGGAATCCTACTCTGTCACCGACAAGGGACTTGAGGTCAAAGGCCGTCTGTTCGTTGAAGGCATCGAACCTGCCCGGCAGGCCCGGCTTGCCCTTCAGCGTGGCACCATGTCCGGCCTGTCCATCGGATATCGCCTTCATGAAGCAAAGGCACGTCCGGCAGGTGGCCGCGTTCTGACGGCCCTCACAATCAATGAAATCTCCCTTTGCAAGCGCCCGGTCCACCCGGACGCTCGCATTACCGAGACAAAGTCTCACCCCCTCAACGTTGAACAGGAAAACCCCAAAATGGAAAATGCAGAGCAGAACAAGCCGGTGGCGAATGCCGACCCGGTTGTGAGCGCCGAAGAAATCAAGGCGCTCAAGGACGATATCGCGACGATGCAGGCCAAGCTTAACCGCTGCCCTGCCGCCGACAACAACAATCACCCCAAGGCTTCGAATGACAACGGCAACGAAGTCAAAGCCTTCTCGGACTTCGTCCGCACGGGCGATGCATCTGAAGTGAAGGCACTCGCTTATGGCGGTTCCTCCACGGGCGGCATTCTCGCACCGGAAGCCGTCGCCACGACCATTCTCGAAAAGGTGGCCGAATACTCCCCGGTTCGCGGTCTTGCCCAGACCATCGCCATGTCCGGCCCGCTGCTTCAGCTTCCGCGCCTTGTCGATGAAGTCACCCCGGCACCCCGCGCCGAAACCGCCACCGCTGCCGAAGATGAGCCTTCGTTCGAACAGATCGACCTCAAGCCGTTCGAAATGGCCGTGACTGTCCCGGTTACTCGTATTCTGCTGGAAGACGCGCAGATCGACCTTGCAGCTTTCCTGTCCAATCACATTGCCCGCAGGTTCGGCCAGATCGAAGCATCGTGGTTCGTCAACGGCAACGGCACGACGCAGGCAGAAGGCGTTCTCAACTCGGATGACGTGGAAGAAATCGACGTTGCCACTGCCGCAGGCTTCAATGCCGAAGCCCTGATCGACCTCTATTACCACATCAAGACGAGCTATTCGGTCAACGGCTCGTGGCTGATGAACCGGAAGACCATGAGCGTTGTTCGCAAGCTCAAGGATAGCGACGGAACCTATATCTGGCAGCCCGGTATCACCGCAGGTCAGCCTTCGCTGCTTCTGGGCCGTCCGGTTTATGAAGCCGTGGACGCGCCGGACATCGCAGCCGGTAAAACCCCGATCATCTTTGGCGACTTCGCCAGTGGCTACGCCATCGCAGATCGTGTCGGCTTCGACATCATCCGCGACGACATTACCGGCGCTGGTAACGGCGTGGTCAAGCTGCATGCACGCCGCCGTGTCGGTGGCCGCGTGATCATGGGCGAAGCTCTCGCCAAGCTCAAGATCACGGCCTAAGCCATGAGAAAGCAGCGCGCATCTTTCGAACAGGTGGAAATCAGTCATGGCGGTATCGTCGTGACCCTTCGCCCTTCGTTGCGCGCTGCCACCATCCTTGAAGAAGGTTTCGGCCTTCCGGCGCTTCATGCTGCCTTGGAAGACCTGAACTACACAGTAATTTGCGAGATCATTCGGGCCTCCGAAATAAGCAGCGGCACCCCGAATGCAGCGGCCTTCCTGACTGCCGTGCAGCGAAGGCCGCTTTTCCCTTTCTTTCTTGCTGTTCGTGCGCCGTTGTTCGACCTTGTGTCCATGCTGACGCCAGCACCGGAAAAGCGTGTGCAACCGTTGCACACGACCGGCAAGCAGGTGACATGGGCTGAAGTGTTCGCGGCCCTCTATGACCGTGCGACCGGCTGGCTTGGCTGGACGCCTGAACAGGCTTGGAACGCTACACCTACCGAAATCGACCGGGCCTATAGAGCGCATCTTGAGAAGCTTAAAGCCATTCACGGCGGCGGTTCCGACGAGAAAGAACCAGACCCGGAACAGGCAGAGCGCAACATTGCCGCTGGCCTTGACCCTGAATTTGACCGTGCAGGACTTCAGGCACTCAAATCTTCCGGGAAGCGCAAATGAGCAAGCCCCCACGGATTTGTGCATGTGGCACCATCGTTCCCCACGGCCAGCTTTGCCAGTGCCAGGAGAAGGCCAAGCGCAAACGCAACGCGCGCCATGATGCCCGCCGCCCTTCAGCAGCCCTTCGCGGTTATAACCATGAGTGGCGTAAGGCCCGGGGTGAATATCTTCGTGCGCACCCATCTTGCCGGATGTGCGGAAGCGCCGCCACCGTTGTCGATCATGTCATTCCCCATCGCGGCGATAAGCGCCTCTTCTGGTTTCGCGGCAACTGGCAATCCCTCTGCACGCCTTGCCATAGCTCCACGAAACAGCGGCAGGAGCGACAGGCATGACTATGGTGCAGAAATGGCGAAGGGCGCCACGAGGACGCCCTTCTGATCTCCCGGTAGGACTCGAACCTACAACCCCCAGTTTACAAGACTGGCGCTCTATCCAGTTGAGCTACGAAAGGTCAACGGGTTGTAATTTGGTGGGTCGCAACCAACTTGTCAAGAGGCGGTCATGACACCAGCCACCTTCCTTGAACACGACGGCATCCAGCAATCCATTATCGAATGGGCGCTGGATTACGGCATCACACCGGGCATCATCATCGCCCGTCTTGAGCGTGGCCTGTCTATTGCTGACGCAATCACCACACCGATGAAGATCGGTTATCCACGCCAGCGCTTGCCCGTCTTCTGTAATGAGCAGGTTAACAGTCGGTCGCGCCATGTCCTGACACCCACCTATACGGTGAATGGCATCACCAAAACCCTACAGAAATGGGCGGAAGGACTGAACTTGAGTGTCAGTTCCCTCCAACTGCGTTTGACCAAAGGTATCCCGCTCGAAGAAGCGCTCACGACGCCAAACAAGACCCAAAAGAAGCAACCGAACGAACGGGCTTGTGCGGACGCTGATCGACAGGACGCGAATAGCCCTCCGGGGGTGTCTGACGATTTGCACCCCTTCGAAGGGACCGGCGCGGGGAGGTCTGTTCAAGAAAATCCCGAAATAATCTTTCACAAGGAAGCAGCGGAATGACGGGCATCACCCACGATCTCGCAAAGCAGCACATGCGCATCGATCACCATGAGGAAGACGCGCTGATCATGCTCTACATTGAGGCGGCAGAGCAATATGTCGCGAACTACATCGGCAGATCGCTTGATGACCTCGACCCGTTTCCGTCCGATTTGAAAGTCGCAATCCTCCGGCTCGTGAGCTTCTATTACGAGGTTCGCAACCTCGCCACGTTCGGGATTTCCAGCCAGATCGCGCCACACACCGTCACCCAGACGCTCGATAACTATCGTGAAAGTTGGTTCCACGATGGCGAATGACGGTCTGGACGATCTCATGAGAGCATTTGACCGGGTGAAAAAGGCCCCGCGTGATGCCGTGCTTAAAGCGCTGGCAACCTCCGCAGAGTCGATTGCATCCACACAGCGCGCCCTTGCGCCGGAAGATACAGGTGCGTTGCGGGACTCCATTGCCGTCACGCTGCCCGGCCATTCCACCCCGCCATACAGCCAACCCGGCGGCAACCGTGTTGCCGGTGACAACGAAGTCATCATCACGGTTGGAGACAGCGATACCAGATACCCGCATTTGGTTGAATATGGGACCGCCGCCGCCGATGCACAGCCCTTCTTCTGGCCGGGCTTCCGGCTTCAGCGCAAACGCGCACAGCAACGTATCGACCGGGCAGGTCGAAAGGCGGTGAGGGACGCATGGAAAGGCACGACCAGCGAATGAGTATCGAACCTGTTCTCACCCTTCAGACCGCTATCCGCAACCGGCTGATCAATAAGCCGGAAGTCACCGCCCTTGTGCCTCCGACCCATATCCGGGCAGGCAGCACGCGCCCCGACAAGACACCCTGCATTGTGATCGCAGACGGCAACACCGAACTGCATGGCAATGATTATCGCGCCCAGACTGCCGCATGGGTTTATCTAGACTTGCACGTCTGGACGCTGGATGCAGGGCAGGACGCAGCGAAAGAGATTGCCGCCGCCGTCAATGATGCCCTGTCGAAATATAATCTGTCTGCCGAAATGGAGAGTGCAGGAGCCTATTGCGATCACTTTAAGGTCACGACTGTCCGGCACCCACGCGACCCCGATCCAAAATATGGTCATTCCATCTTGTCGGTCGAAGCTTTGATCCGGTGGTTGAAATGATCAACGCGGGCAAAATGGATCGCCGTATTACCATCGACCGGCAAACCGAGACCGTAAAGCCGTCCGGTGACGTGGTGAAGGCGTGGGCAACCGTCGCCGTTGTTTGGGCTGAAGTCCTTCAGCAGTCTGCCACGGAGTTTTTCACCGGCTTTGGCGAAGCGGAAACCGGCAGCATCATTTTCCGTGTCAGATATCACCCTGGCATCACAACGGCAGATCGCGTCACCTATAAAGGCAACGCCTACGGCCTGAAGGAGATCAAGGAAATCGGCAGATACGAAGCCCTTGAGTTGCGCGGCGAGGTGCTGAAATGAGCATCCACAATCGCGGCGTCAAACCGGCCATCCAGCGCGACAGCACCGCCATCACCAAAATGCCAGCGCCGCCTAAGCGCCTTTCACCGCACGCCAAAGCCGAATGGCGGCGCGTGTTTCCGGTGCTGATCAAACGTGGCGTCGTCACGTCCGGCGATCTTGCTGGCATCGAAAGCTATTGCACGGCAGTCGGCTTCGTTGCGCAGATCACAGAACAGATGGCTGGTATGGCCGTTCCCGACATGAAGCTTGGCGGTCTGCAAATCCGTTATATGCAGGCAGCCCGCCAGCTTGCCGCCGAATATGGCCTCATGCCCGCCAGCCGTTCGCGCATTGGTGACGCTGGCCCCGCCGACGATGACGACGATAACCCCTTGACGGTTGTGTAAATGGCAGGCACCTACCCGGATTGGGTTTTCGATAACAGTCCTATTGAAGACCCGTTCGGTTATGGGGAGCGTGCCGTGCGCTTCCTTCGCATGCTTCGCCATCCATCCAGCAGCGCGCCCAAACGCGCTTTTACGCTCACCCGCTGGCAAGAGCGTATTATCCGGCGCATCTATGGCCCCCGTAATGCAGACGGCACCATGATCGTGAAAACGGTTTTGTTGCTCATGCCGCGCGGAAACCGCAAGACGACACTGGCCGCCGCCCTTGCCCTTCTCCACACTATCGGCCCTGAAGCCGTTCCCGGTGGACAGGCGATCTTCGCGGCCAAAGACAGCGATCAAGCCAAGATCGCCTTCGAAGAAGCCGCTGGCATCATCCGGGAGGATAAGCGGCTTGTTCGTGCCACGAAGATTTACGGCAGCAAGACCGGCAAGCGTCTGATCAATTGCGACGTGAAGAAATCCAGCCTTGAGGTTATGTCATCGGATGGCGGCAAGGCGCACGGTCTTTCCCCGACATTCATCCTTGCCGACGAGTTGCACGTCTGGAAGGGCCGCGAACTTTGGGAGGCGCTTAAAAGCTCCCGTGTGAAGAAGCGTCCGTTGACGATCATCGCCAGCACGGCAGGCGCTGGCAATGAGAACCTGCTTTATGATGAGTATGTAAACGCCTGCAAAATCGCGACAGGCGAGAAGATCAATCCGTCCTATCTTCCGGTCCTGCTCATGGCTGAACCGAGTGATGCATGGGATGACCCGGCGACATGGCACAAAGCTAACCCCGGTCTTGCTGACGGCTTCGTGTCGATTGAGGAATTCGAAAACCTTGTCACCGACGCCAGAGACAGGCCGCAAGAGCGCTTCGCCTTCCTGCAATACAACCTGAATATCTGGCAGGGCGCATCCCGCGAACCGCTGTTCGATATGGGCATCTATGACCAAGGCCACGACACCAATTTTGATTTAGCTGACCTTGAAACACTCCCTGCCTATCTCGGCGTGGACATGTCCGTTAACGGCGACCTGACCGCAATTGTTGCCGCTTGGAAGCACGACGATGGCCGTATCTCCATGCACCCGTGGTTCTTCGTTCCCGGTGACGACCTCAAGGCCAGAGCCGTGAAGGACGCTGTGCCGTATGAGCAATGGAAGTCTGACGGTCATGTGATCGCCGTTGACGGCCCGATCATCGAACCGGAAGCAATCGAACAGCAAATTCGCGACCTTTGCGCCACGTTCGACGTGCGCGAGATCGCCTTCGACCCGTATCTTGCCCGCAAGACCATGCAGCGTCTTCACGATGACGGCTTGCCAGCCATTGAAATGCGACAGGCACCGCTCACCATGGGACCGGCGATTGGCGACCTTGAGCGCACCGTTAACGGGCGCATGATCCGCCATGACGCACACCCGGTGCTTCGTCATCACTTTGAGAGCGTTGTCGCCAGCCGTGGCGATACAGGCCTTGTTCGAATGCACAAGGACAAACGCACAGATCGCATTGACGGCGCTATTGCCGCCGCCATGGCCGTGTCACGGGCCATCCAGAGCAATCACACCCGGTCAATCTATGACCTTCCCGAAGACGATTTTGACCGGCTCATGCAGGCGGCAGCATAGGAGTTTTGAAAATGGCAGATGAAGGCCAGCAGTTGCTTGTCACCCTTGCGGCTCGTTTCGACAAATACGAAAGGGATATGGAGCGCCAGAAACAGCGTTCCCGAACCGGCTTCAAGCAGATGCAGGCCGACGCCGAAAAGGCTGGTTCCGGTATCGAAAGGGCCATGGGTAGCGCCATGAAGACGGTTGGTGCTTTCGGCAAAGGTCTGGCTGGTGGCATCATCGGTGGGCTTGCCATCGGCGGACTTGATACAATCATCGGGCGCGTGGGGGAACTAACAAAGGGCATTGCCAATATCGGCAGCGAAGCCAAGCGGGCTGGTCTCAGCACCACCACGTTCCAAGAGTTGAAGCATGTCGCGGAACAGGCACGTATCCCGGTGGATGCCCTTGTAGATGCGATGAAAGAGCTTTCGCTGCGTGGAGATGAATACGCGTATACCGGCAAGGGCAGTGCCGCCGAAGCGTTCATGCGCCTTGGCTTTAGCGCCGACGACCTTGCCAAGCGTCTTCAGAACCCCTCCGATCTTCTTGTGGAGATCGTGGATCGGCTTCAACAATTCGACCGTGCGGCCCAAATTCGCATCAGCGACGAGTTGTTCGGCGGCACGGGTGGCGAACGTTTCGTTGAGCTTCTGGACAGGGGCGCAGCGGGTATCCGTGCCACCATCAAGGAAGCGCACGACCTTGGCCTTGTTATCGATGACGAGGTCATCCAGCGCGCCGACGAGCTTGACCGGAAATTCCAGAAGATCACCACGACCATCGGCACCGGGCTGAAGCAGTCTATCGTCGGCCTTGTCGGCGCGATGGACGATTTCCTTGATCGCTGGAACCAGATTGACGAGCAATCTACCCGCAACGTGCAGCGGGCGCTCTCTGACGTTTATTCGGAGTTGCAGGCGGAGAAACAGCGCCTTGACGACCTGCAATCCACCACGATGGGAACGCCAGCAGACGAAATGAACCTCCGGCATTCCCGGCAGGAAATCGTGCGTCTTACAGCCGAAGCGGTGAAGCTGCGCGATATTCTGGACCGGCGACAGGGCTATGACGAGAATTTCGTCTACAAGACAGGGCAGGACGCCAAGGGCGCAGCGCCGCCGATTGTTGACCTCAATGCTGCTCTCTCCGGCACTGACACCGCCGCAGGTCGGGCCGTTGCCAATATCAAGAGCTTTGGCGATGCAATCCGAGCGCTCAAGAATGAAGTGCCGGAACTGGCAAAATCGCTGGCCGATCTTGATAAGAAAGCCCAGATCGATGCCGTCTATCAGAAGTCGCTTGCAATGGCACAGGGCCAGCGTGAAATTGCCCTTGCGAATGAAATGCGTGGCAAGGCGTTGGCTTCGGTCAATCTGAAATCAGCGACCGATGACCCGGCCACCTACCTGTCTTCTATCCTTGGCTCTGGCAAGGGCACATCGCATATCACCGGAATGCAGGCGGATTTTCAAAAGCGTCTTGCCACCATGATTGCCAGCATGCCGAAGGAATTGCAGGGCAGCGTCACGGTCAACTCCGGTTTCCGCTCGGTGGAGCGCCAGCAGCAGCTTTGGCTTGAAGCCCTGAAGAAATATGGCTCCCCTGAAGCTGCCCGAAAATGGGTTGCGCCTCCCGGCAACAGCCAGCACAACAAGGGTAACGCCGCCGATCTCGGCTATGGTTCTGACGCTGCCCGGAGATGGGTGCATGCAAACGCCAGCCACTATGGCCTAAATTTCCCGCTTTCGAATGAGAACTGGCATATCGAAGACGCCAGCGCCCGTTCCAAGGATACCGCCGCCGAAATCGACAGGCTTACGCAGGCAGCGCAAAAGCAATCAGACGCCTACCGCCAAATCACGGCAGGCGCACGGGAATACACGGATGCGCAACGCACCGAGCAGCAGGCGCTTGGCATGACGGAGCAGCGGGCGCAGGCATTGAGATACGAACAGGAAATGCTGAATCAGGCGCAGCGTGCCGGTATCCAGCTTTCGCCCCAGCAGCGTGCCGAAATTGCTCAGCTTGCCGCTGGCATGGCACAAGCCGAAGCCGCGACAGGACGCCTCCGAGAGAAACAGGAGGAGGTGGCGGAAGCCGGGTATTTCTTCGGCCAGCAGATGACCGACGCGCTTGCCGGTTTGCTCTCCGGCACCATGACGGCGGAACAGGCACTGCAATCGATGCTTCAGACGCTCATTAAAGTGGGGCTTCAGGCCATACTGATGGGTGAAGGCCCGCTTGCGGGTCTGTTCGGCATGGGCGGAAAATCCTCGTCCGGTGGCGGCTTCGGCGGCATGTTCGCTGCGCTTCTCGGTGGCTTGTTCGGCTTCTCTGAAGGTGGCTGGACTGGCTCCGGGACCAAGCATCAACCCGCTGGCATCGTCCACGCTGATGAGTATGTGTTTTCAAAACGGGCCACCCGTGCACTTGGCGTGAGGAATCTTAACGCCATGCACGAAGCCGCCAAGCGAGGGGCATTTGCTGAAGGGGGATATACCGGCCCCGACACGCCGACGCTTTCTACCGGCTTCGCTGGAAGCGTTAGCGCAACACAAAGCCAAGTCATTTCAATTTCTGCGCCCATCACTGTCAACGGCTCGGCAGGCACGCCAGAGCAAAACCAAGACCTTGCCAAGAAGATGGCGCTTGAAATGGAAGCAACCATGCGTGGTGTGGTTGCAGACGAAATGATGAAGCAGACCCGCCCGGGGAACTTCGCTAACTCACGATCTCGATAACGGCGCTAGCAAAATAAAAGGGGAAGCTGCTCGTCGGCGGCTTCCCCTGTAGCGTTTAGCTGCCGTCGCTTGCAGCGTCTTGAATATAGGCTTTCCACGAATTTAAATCAACAATTTCATTGATTTATTCAAGTTTTCTCCAAGCAATTCCTTGAACGATTCTCCGGCCAATGCTATATTAGTGCATCTAACGCATTCAATGCACGAAAATAGGAGTTATCGCATTGGCTACCGCAGCAATTCGTCTTCCCGAGGAACGCGCCGAACAGGCTCGACAACTTGCCGCCCATAAGGGTGTCACGGTTGCCGACCTCGTCGGCACGCTCATTACCGATGAAATCAGGCGTCTTGGTCTCGGCCATCAGATTGGCCTTGGCGACATCGACATTGCCAACCTTGAAGATGGCACCATTCACCTTGATTTCGGCGCTGGCGTTCATATCTGGAGCAGGGAACAGGCGCTGGATATCGCTCAGTCCATCGAAAACGCACTTGCCCGGAAGGGCGGTAAGCTGGATGTGGATGCTGAAATCGAGGTGGCCCGTGTCGGCGTCTCGGTCCGGCTGAAGAGCCTCAATACGAGCCACGAGCGCACATTCGCGTCGTCTGTTGCCCGTGAATTGGTGGCGCTCTTGCGCCATCACGCCCAAAACTAAAGCCGCCTGCCGTCGCTCGTATCAACATTTGAGGCTCGTCGCCCTTGTCCAACGCCCCACGATATTCCGGCCAGTCGCCGCTGCTTCGTCGCCTCGTCAATGACGTTCCGGTTGACGGACAGGCGTGCAAAATTGGTTCAGACCGGCCTGACGAAAATCAGGATAAAAGCTTTGTGGAACATGATGTTAATGGGGGTGTCCCTGATACTTGTGCAGTAAGGCAACAACACACCCATACCATCCCCTCTATCAACACCCCTAAGAAGACATCCAAACCCCATCGGTCAAAAGCCCTGCAAGCGTCCGTCGCTCGTATGGGTGATATCGCAAGCAAGCCGTGGCGCACACTTTGGCAGCACGAAAAGCTTGCCCGGTCATTTGAAGCTGCTGGTCGTCACAACGGCCAGACCTTTACCCTCAACCTCGATCCGGCCCGCGAAAAGCTTTTGCTTAGCCGTCGCGATCCGGCTGACGATCTTCGCCGCCGTATTTCCAGAGAGTTGAAATCTGCTCTTGGCTATCTTCCGGCTTATGGCTTTACCTTTGAAGTATCCCCGTCCGGTAGGCTCCATGTCCACGGCGTTCTTGTTCTCAAGTCTTCCTCCGATGCCGACATGAAACTCGTCCGAGAGGCATTGGCTAGGGCAGGTGGTAGGATGATGGGTAAAGCGGCCCCACGGCAGGTCGCGTTCGCCAAGATCGAAGACGGCTTTGGATGGGCAGCGTATTGCCAGAAGGCCTTTGATACCGCCTGCAATTGGATTGGCACCAACAAGGTGTCTTATGTCTCGACCGATCTTCTCCGGTTGGCAAAAGGCTAGGCCGCAGTGCCACACACAGACTCACTGGTGAGCGTTAGGGCTTTGGTGGGTGGTGGACGCCCCAAATCGACAAACGCTCGCGTTGGACGCTTATGAGTCAAACCGGCCGTAACGTGTTTATTTCTACTTTTCTGAAAACCCCTGTTGACTTCATCGCCATAGTTTAACTATATCCGTTAAGTGTTGAATTGAGGTGCCTGATGGCCAAGACTCCGGCAGAATACCAGCGCGCATACCGAGAACGGAAAAAAGCGCAAGAGAAGGCAGAGCGACCAGTGCTTTGGCCGATGCTTGACCCGCTCCAATCTGCCCCAACGCGATCCTTTGCGGACTTTTACAGGGAGCGCGAAAGCACGATCCAGTTCCCGGAAAGCCTCGAATGGGTAGGAGTTGAAACTATGGGAGATTTGGCCAACGAACCGCCGAAGCTCGAAAAAGCTGACCTATGGAAAGAGCAGGGGATTGAGGTGAATTCCCTCGCTGTTGCCGCAGCGAGGATGGAGGTCTTTATCGACGCCGCTAAGGAACTGGCGCAACTGATCAATGCTTACAAGCTCGAAGAGATCGACCGGCAGATGAAAAATGCCTCGCCGGTTAAGAAGGGGCAACTCGAAGCCCTCAAAAAACGGCTGGCGAAAAAGACCAGCCATTTCTTCCCGGTCATAGACTAACGATGGCCCGACCAATACTGCCGGAACGGGCGTCGTTTGGAACCCGCACCCGGTCCGGCAGGAGCATGAGCGAGGCAGACGCTATTCTGTCACCCATAATCAAAGAGAAATTAACATGTCAGAAACAGCGAACCAACCCCCCGTGCCATATGGCCACGCAACCATGACGACCGACGCATTCCATCATCTGTCCAAAGAATGGCCCTCGATCCGCTTCGGGGAGAATTATGATCGTGTCGAGTATCTCAATTCACCGCACGGCTTGATCGTGCTTGCTCACCAAAATACAGAGGATGGCCAAGTTGACGGCATACATCCGTCAGACCTCTCTCACAGCATCCTTAATGCGCGGAATATTGTGGAGCCGCTGAAAGATAGTGATGGTGCGCTATTCAGTTCTGCGTCGGGAAAGTTCAGCGCCCATTGGATGACACGCCGTTCGCAAGGTGCACTCATCCTCAGCGCATTTGGGCGAATGATCGATGGAGATGATCCGGAAGCTGTGATGCTTGTATCGTCGGAAGCAATGACGCTGGAAATCTTTAATGCGCCAGTTGGTCCAATTGTCGCGCTATTCGATTCCTTTAGTAACGATGTTCACGTCATTTGGCCGGGGCTTTCAGGCGATGTCGGGTTCATTCAGGAAGGTCAGACGAAAAGTTGCGGCCCTGACTTCGTGAGTATGACGCCAGAAGATGAGGCTAGCATTCGAGGGGCGTGATATTTGAGTAACAAAAGCCCGCCGAGTTCTCCGGCGGGCTGTCTAAAATAATTTAGAGTATAGTAACATCACCAAGCGAAACAGGTCTGGCCACGTTGCTATAATACCGTAGGCATAGATAGGTATTATTATGAGTCCGGTGAATATATAGGCAATGTTGAAGAATGCGCAAATAGTCTTTGCCTCCCGCTTCACCCACCTTGGACGATATCGAACACCAGCCCGGTTTCTTCTTCTAAAGATGTAGCGCTTATAAAAAGCTTCATACTGCCTCGGCCATCCTGCCCCATAAAGTCTTAGACCGACTGTCATCATCGAAACACCGTAGACTAAAGCAAGGCCACAGAACGCACCATTGAGAAGAAATTGCTCTTTAAGGTCGACGCTGATGCCAGCTAACGCAATTCTCCTGTCAGCAGAGTCAACAATGCTTAGGAGTGCAGCAACCATCGAAAACAGCAGAGCTTTCTGTCCTTCCTTTTCAAATTCTGCCTCAAGTGAAGACGATAGTGGCGCGTTTCGTTTCAATCGATACAAGACGTAACTCCGGCATTTAGTAATGAGCGGTGAGCGATAGACGAACAGGAAGTGCAACTTTAACTATTATACCACGAGGGGATTTTAGTGTTAGCGAAATAGTGCATAAATTCCTTCCTGCTACCCACGCGGGAACCGGAGGAAAACCATGCGCAACCCTCGCCAGTATCTGAAGCCGAAAAAGCGAAATCATATTAACTCAACGATAAAAGCGGCTCCCGGCCTGATAGCAGGTGCGCTTATGATCGGTGCGGCTGGCTACTACAGCGTCGGCGATCTAGTGGCACAGGTCGTATCGCAGGCTAAAAATTGCAATATCAAGGGCAATATCAGCATCAACAGCCGGGAGCGCATCTATCACGTTCCTGGTCAAGAATACTACGCCTCAACCAAAATCAGCCCGCAATACGGGGAGCGCTGGTTTTGCTCAGAAGAAGAAGCACGTGCAGCTGGATGGCGTAAAGCGGGGAAGTAACTAATCCCGGTGAAGCACGTGCGATCAAAATTTAGCAGCAGAGCGATGTGGGCTTTTAATCGATCTGAGGCACCGTTACCTTCCTCGCTGTGATAGTAGGGGGAATCATGTCGTCTGACAAACATCAGAGGAAATCAACGGGCGACTGGCCGACCATCCATGAAAACCAATGGTATGCATTTGCAATCACGAGCGCGATTTTTACCGCAATCGCCATATGCGCGGCTTTCTTTTGGGTTTTTGGTGATGGCTTTGATGGCGAAGCAGACCTTAAGAAGGCGCAAGCGCTAGCACCCTTTGGTGTTGCTTTATTCGCCCTAGTCACATTTTGCACAGCCAGTTGGCGCGGATCGATCAACACCCGTCAAGCGGATCAAGCTGAGCGAGAAGGTAGGGCAAAGCTATTACAAGAAGGCGCAAAGCTTTTAGGACAACTGGATAATCCCGCTCACATCTCAGCGGGCATCGCCACATTGGAGATACTCGCTGTAGGGGATGACGAGCGCTTGGCAATACAGGCAATGAACCTCATAGCGGACTTCGTGCAGGCTCAAATGGCCGAATCCCACGATAATCAGTTTCGGGAAGAGGCCTTCTCAGCTCTAGCGAACGCCGCCGCGTTAGGTAGGATCGCTAAGCGATCAATCCGGTTCAAAACAAACGACCCTGCGACTAACTGGGAGGCTCTCGCAGGGATGCGGCGTGTCAGTTATATCGGCGGTAGCGCTGATGGCGGGTTTTTTGGTGAGTTTCACGATAGGGCTGAGTTTAGATATCAAGATACAAAATTGAGCGGGATGGATTTGAACATCGATTACAGATTCAGGAATTGCGAATTTAGTTACTGCACTATCAAGACATACGGATCGAAGTATGGGCCGTCGCCCAGTGAGAACCTGAAGTTTGATAACTGCGATTTTTCCGGCTGTGACTTTATTGAAATTAGGAAAGGATTTCCTGATTTCAGAAAGGGTGAAAACCACGTCTTTAAAAAGATGCCGACTATTAACGGCAATGAGGATTTTTCTGTCGATTGGGGAGAACATTTTCAATTGCGCGACCACCCATTCTTCTAAGAAAGTCGTCGGCCTCTCAGGGCAGAAAGATCAGGATCAACGTTGAAACCGTCACAAATTTACATCCGCCCCAATGTCACAAATAAGAAAAATCTAATATAAATATTGTCCAGTTAAATCAAATGGTTAAACATAGAAAAAGTGGAGAGATGGCGATTTCGAATCTCTCCACTCCGACCATTTTAAGGCAAAGCATCAGCTTTCCGGCGTAACCTCTTCCCATAAATCGTCATTATTCCGCTGGCGGGCCGGCCAAAGTGCTTTCCGCCGTACCGATTGTCATGACATTGCCGCGCCATGCCACTGCGCTGCCAATCCAGCTTCTCGTCCAGATGACGGGCATGATGATGTCCCGTGCGATCATGGCCGGCAGGGTATGGAGCGATATTGGCCACCCGTTGAGGGCGGTCAGGGCCAATTCGGGGCCGTATATGAGGACGAGGACGGCGAGGGCGGTCGCTAAGAGGTTCACGTCCATCATGGCCGCCGCGGTGAGTGCGAACAGAAGCGGGGGAAGTGCGCCCGTCAGGATTTCCGGCGCGAAATATTGCGGGAAGGTCACGCGCCTTAGCCGCGCCCAGCGGGCCTGGCGTGACCAGATCTCGCCGGCGTGACGCTGGCCGAGCGGTTGCTCGAAAGGGGCGGAGACAAGATGCACCCTGCGGCCAGCGTTTCGCACCAGCTTCGTCGAGGCGGCGTCTTCGGCGATTTCGGCGGCGAGGGCGCGGATACCCCCATGGTCTTCGAGGAACGGTTTGTTCCACAACATGGATTTGCCCTGCGCGAAACCCATTCCGATGGCTTCTGCCGCATATTGCCAGCGGCCCTGCGCGCCGTTGAGGAAGGCGCATTCCACATGCGCCCAGAAACCCGTCGGCCGCGAGCCCAGCGGCGGGGAGCACACGAGGCCGCTGTCTTTCCGCCAGGCCGACATCATGCGCGTCACGTAGGATTTTGGCATCAATACGTTCGAATCGGCGAGGATGACCCATTCATGCCGGGCGGCCAGCCAGCCCTTGACGCAATTGTTCAGTTTTGGATTGGCACTGATCCGGTCGTCGCCGATGAGCAATTGCGCTGAAACGGAAGGAACGGCGCTCTGGGCTTTGCGTACTTGCGCAATGACGGGGTCGAATTCATCTGCAACGCAGAAAAGCAGTTCGTAATCCGGCCAATCGAGCTCGAAGGCGCGTGACAGCGTAAGAGGGGTGAAACTTTCCACACCGCGCAGTGGCACAACGATCGAGACAGGCGGTTTTTGCCGCGCAAGGGAATTTTCCGGGTCGCGTCGCTTTAGCCGCCAACCGGCAAGGCAGATACCGAGAAGGTTGAAAGCGACGAGCAGAATTGCGCAAAGGGCAAAGACGGTTTCCATGCTGGCCAGGTCCACTCCCGAGCTTCCGGCGGTTTGTCCGCCCGGTGATTCCACGGAATTTGTCTCTGCCGATTATAACGTTTGCGTGACAGTTACATGTCACCGGCGGCAAGCGGGAGTTTTCCGCACGCGACCTTGTGCCTGAAAGAGTGAACGCCAAAAGAAAAGCCCTTCGCGGAGAAGGGCCAGTCATCAACGCGGATAATGAACGTCAGTGCATGTTAAGAATATGAGCGTGGCTGCTTGCGATGAGAAACGACTCCCGCGCTTTTTCGATGTCGCATCGTCCGGCGATGGCATCGAGGCAGTTTCTGCGTGCTTCTTCATATTCCGGGCCGTGTTCTTCCGGCCAGCGGTACATCAGCATGTCCAGCGCTACCAGCGGGCTGTAGATTTCCACTGCTGCGGACAAGGGCAGGTGGATCGCCACCGGCTTCATCCACGAGGCGTGGTGACACGGCTCCGTTCTGTTGATCAGCAT